CGACCGGGTCGCAGACCGCCCGTCGAGGCTATCCTCTTGTGGACGCGCCGCAAGCTGTCGGTGCCTGCGCGGGATGCTCGGCGCGTCGCGTTCCTCATCGCCCGCAAGATCGGCCGGTCCGGGTTCAGGGGCTCGCACATGTTCCAGCGGGCCGCCGAGCGGATATCGCCGATAGCGTCAACGCGGTGGGCCGCGCTGGGCGAGCGGCTGGCCCGCCTCGGCAATGGGACGGCCTGATGGCCCTGGCGGATATCCGGGCGGCGGTGAAGGCGCGCATCGAGGCGGTGCCTGACGTCGGGAAAGTCTGGCCCTATGAGCCGCACGTCACGCGGACCGAGGACCGGGAGACGTACTTCGTCTCGCATAACGAAATCCGCGCCTGGACTATTACCCGGGAGTCGACCCAGGAGATGGATACCGGCCCGCGGACCCACGATGACGCCATGGCGGCCGTGAACTTGGCGACGCATGGCCTCGTGCTCCGGCACTACCGCTCGATGAACGGGCATGCGGCCAGCGAGGAGGCGTTTCAGGACGCCATCGAGGCCGTCCGCGATGTGCTCCGCTACGAAGAGCGGAGCCTGCTCGGGCTGCCGTCGGTCCACACGTGCGGTCCGCCGTCGGTCCGGATCGCCGAGGCGAGGATGCTCGGGATTGCCGGCGCCGGGGATGCCCTCGTGCATTACGCCGAGGTGTATCTGCCGGTCGTAGAGTCGGTGAGCCCGCCGTGGCCATGAAGGACACCCTGCGCATCCGGCGTGACGGCTGCCAGGTGCATGTGACCCTCAAGGGCCGCATCCAGGCCGTGCCCTTTCCGCGCCTGCCGCGGATCGAGGCCGCGGGCACGGTCATCGGCGACCTCGTGGATGTGGACTTGCGACTGACGGCCGACGAGGCGTGGAAGGCCGGCGAGATGTTGCAGGAACTGGCTCGACAAGCGGAGCGCTATACCCGCGACCTGGTCGCGACACCGGGCGCGTGAGGAGGGGATGAGATGAATGTCACGGGCTCGGTGTCCATCGTTGTCGATCTGGTCGCGAGCAAGACCATCGCGACGGGGCTCACGCCGTCCGTCCCGGTGCGCAAGACCTTCAGTTGGCCCATCACCAACGGCACCGGCGCCGACCAGGCGAACGAACTCTATGTGGCCGAGCGGACGGTGCCCACCGGCGCGACGGACTCGCTCGACTTCTCGGGGACCTTAACCGATCTGTTCGGGGATACCTTCGTGCTCGCGAAGCTGAAGATGATCGCCATCAGCAATCGCACGACGAGCACCACGAACCTCACCATCCAGCGTCCGGCCGGCGCGACCGGCGTGCCGATCTTCGGCGCCGTGAGCGATGCCCTGGCCCCGCTGACGCCGGGCAATGCGATGTGTGTGTGGTATCGGGCCGCCGCGGGCATTGGCGTGACGACCGGCACGGCTGACATTATCGAAGTCGTGAACTCCGCGGGCGCGTCGAACACCTACGACATCATTGCCCTCGGCACGGACGCCTAAGGCTCGGGCGGGGAGGGAGACCAGACCATGCCAGCGTCACTTGCAAAAGGCACCGTTGTCCAGACGGAGACCACGGAAGGCAGCGGCATCTACACGACGATCCCGCTGCAGACGAATCTCCAGGGGCCGCAGTTGACCTCGACCGAGCACAACGTGTCCTCGCATGACACGGTGGGCCTCGTGATGGAATTCCTCGGCGGCATGATCGACCCCGGCTCGATGACATTTTCCATCTGGGAAGACGTCTCGCTCGCGGCCCATCGCCAACTCGTCGCCGACAAGCTGTCTCTGGTCCAGAGGAATAACAAGAAGCTCTGGCCGAACGGGTACTTTCAGACGCTCCGGTCATATGTCCGGGATTACAACCCGACGCACGGTGTCGACGCGCCGCACACCGCGCAAGTGCAGCTCCGCTGCACCGGGTTGCCTGGCGTGATCACTGCGCCGTAAAGCGATTCACCCGCGGCCTTCCCGGCGTCGGCCCTCCCTCCCGGGGGCTGCCCGCGAGTGGCCGAATAGCGCGGCACCGGGAGCGGCTGGCCGCGGAACCGACTACCCGGGCCCCGGCAGCGGGTCCGGCCGAAGGGGGAGATGAGCGATGAACCTTGTGCCGACCACCGTCCTGCTGGATCGCGAGCGCGAGCTGCGCTTCGACTACGACGCGATTGATTCTCTGTCGAGCCTCCCGCGGGTGACGCGCGACGGGATGTCGCCGTTGGAAATCTGGGGCCAGGCCAACGGATTTCAGACGCAGGCGATGGCCATGATGTTGTGGGCCGGGTGCCGTCACGCCGACAAGAATCTCACCCTCGACGACATGCGCCGTATCCTGCGCTCCGCGCTGAAGGGTGGGCGCACCACGCACAAGGAGCTGAACGGCAAACTCAATGCCGCGATGAACCAGTCGGGCGTGCTCGGCATCTTCAACCCGGCGCTCTCGCCCGATGCGGATGACGCGGATGAGGAAAACCCTACTCCAGCGCCGGCGATGACGCCGATCGCGTCGAGCTCTGGCGACAGCAGGCCGCACGGCGAATAGCCGAGACACGCCGTGTCGCCATCCGCCTCCTCGGCATCTCACACCGCAAGTTCGGGCGGTGTACGCCCATCGAGATCGAGGAGCGCATCGAGGGCGCGAAGTGGCGCCTACAACTCCGCTACGACCTCGCGGCATGGGGAGTCCTGCAGGCATTGGCCAAGCATGAGGGGGGACGCATCGCCCTCAGAGACCTGCTGGGGCGTGAGCCGATCGACTTGGACCCGCGCATCAAGCCTGTGCGGGAAGGGCCGACGCGAGAAGAAATAGAGATGTTCGAAAAGGCCGGTAGCCCAGGCGGGGTGATGACCGAGGAAGAGATCGCGACTGCGTATGACGAGCTGATCCCGCCGTCGCATCGGCATCTGTTCGCGCTGGAGTCCTGATGGCCACTACCGCGAACACGGTCGAGCTTCGGATCGTCGCGAGCGGTGCCGACCAGGCCGCGCGCCAGCTCCAGGGTGTTGCCGCCGCCGGAGCCCATGTTGGCACGGTCACCACGTCGGGCGCGTCTCAGGCGTCCGCCGCCCTCAACGGGCTGAGCGGTTCCCTGAAAGGGGTGCAGGGCGCCGCCGCTAACGTCAGCACGGCGATGCAGACGGCCGGCCTCAACACCGGCATGCTGGGCCAATCACTCGCCGCGCTCGCGACGCCGCTGGGCGCCGTAGCTGTTGCGCTCGGTGCGGTGGCCAGCGCAGCGATAGCTGGCGTCCGCGCTATGTCGACCAACGCCGACGAAGTCAAGCGCCTCGTGGCCGTGTCCGGGCTCAGCGCGGAGGCGGCCGACAATCTGGCCGATACGTTCCAGCTCCTCGGCAAGGACAGCACGGCCCTCACGAACGCGATGTTCAAAATGGGCACCGAGATCGACGGCGGCGGGAAGGCGCTGGCGAAGCTCGGCGTCAATCTCCAAGACAGTAGCGGGGCGCTCAAGAGCGAAGGCGAATTGTTCCTCGAAGTGCGCGACCGCATCTCGGAGATGGGCAGCGCAAGTGAGCGGAGCGCCGCGCTGACGCAACTCTTCGGGCGCGCCGGTCGTGAGTTGGCCGACGTCATGTCCCTCTCGCGTGAGGAATTCCGGCGCGTCGCCGAGCAAGCAGGCGCGTACAGCGAGTGGAACGAGACGCTGCAAGCTCAGACGGTGGAATACCAGCGCGCGCTCGCGGCGCTCGGTCTCCAGTTCGACGCCTTGGCGCAGACGATCGGGCGGACGGTGATTCCGCCGCTGACGGAGTTCCTCCGGTACCTCTCGGAGGTGATCGCCAAGTCCAAGGACCCGATCGACTTCGTCATTCGGTTCACGTTCGGCGCGAACCCGTTGACGGAAATATCGTCGGCCATCCGAGCCCAGATCGACGCGGTGGGCGAGGCGCTGTTCCCGACGATTCGCGCCAAGATTCGCGCGCAGATCAAGGCCGAGATGGACGCGGCCGGCGAGTTCGCGCGGGAACTGGCGCGCGGCGAGTCGATGTCGACCATGGGCGCGACGGCGCAGCGGACGCCGTTTGTGCCCAAGGTCGACGACCAGGCGATGAAGCGCGCGGCCGCAGAAGCGGAGAAACTCGCTAAGCAAATTCGCGACATCGACGAGGCGCTGCGCGAGGCATCAACGGGATTTGATGCCGCCGTGCTGGAGGCCGGCTGGCAGCGCGTCGAGTCTGGCCTGGAGAAAGCCTACCAGCAGGCCGCCGAGATAGACGCCCTGCTCGCATCGATCCCGGCCGACTTCGATGCGGCAATGCTGGAAGCCAAGTGGGCGCGCGTCGAGGCAGGGATGGAGCGCGCCGTAGCACAGGCGCAGGCCATCGACGCGGCGCTCGCCGCGATCACAGACGACTTTGACGCTGAGGTCCTGGAGGCGGGCTGGCGCCGACAGGAGGCCGCGCTCGACAAGGCGGCATCGCGCTCCGAAGAGTACGCGACATCGCTCGCGATCATCGGCGCGCAGGCGCAGATTCTCGGACGAGACTTTGATGCGACGGGTGCGCGCATCTCGATCCTGCAAGGGCACCTCAACGCGCTCCTGTCGGCGAGCCGCGGTGAGATCACGCCGGCTATCGCGGAGCTGGGCGCGACGATACGCATGGAACTCGCCGACCAGTCCCTCTACCAGTCCATCGAGCAGGGCTTTCTCTCCATCACCGACACGTTCTCGAAGATGGCGACGGGGCTGATTCAGGGCACGCTGGATATCGCGGACGCGTTCAAGAATCTCGGCCAGTCGCTGCTCATCAACTTCGTCAACGTCGTCCTCCACGAAGTCTTCGATCCGATCCTGAAAGCCGCCGCGTCCTTCGTCTCCGACCTGCTCGGCATGTTGCTGGGTCGCCAGAGCACCGGCGCCGCGGGCGGCCTGCTCGACGCGATCGTCGGCGCGTTCTCGGGCGCAGGCGGATTGGGCGCGAGCACGGGCGGCGGCACCATCAACCCCGAACTGCTCGGCGCGGGTGCGACTGGCACCGGCGGCGGCTTCGGCATGGTCGCTGACGTCGGTGGTTACCTGGCCACGGCGTACTCTGCTGCCGCGTGGGCGCTCGATAAGTTGGGCATCGCGAAACTGCCGTCCATCCTGGACCTCGTTGGCAAAGGGCTTACCTATGTAGGGGAAGCTGCCGGGCTGATTACACCGGCGGCCACGGCTGCGTCGGCTGAATTCGCAACGCTGGCAACGTCACTCGGGCTGGCCGGTACAGCCGCGGCGGCCGCCGGAGCAGCGGCGGTATCCATGAGCGGCGGCGTGGTGGGGCTCACGTCTGCGGTCGGCGCCTTCGGTCCTATCGCCACGACCACGGCCGAGGCGATCATCGTTGGCGGCGGCGCGTTCGGTGCCACCGCCGGAGGCACGGTCGGGAGCGCGGCGACCGGCGCCGCAGCATCGGGAGGCATCGCGGGCGGCAGTCTCGCGGTGATGGGCGCGGGCTTTGTGCTCGGGCTGCCGTTCATCCTCAAAATGCTGCAAGACTTCGGGGTGCTCGGCCGCAGTCACGCTGACGTCCTGCACGAGAGATTCCAGGGGGCTCGGGCGGCGCAAGGTGTGCTGATCGATGTCAACGCGGCGCTGCCGGACCTGACGCTGCAGAAGGCGCAGACCGATGCGAGCGTCCGCGGCAATCTGGCCTTGCTGGGGAGTTTCGCGACCTTCTGGCGCGATACCGCCAAGGCTGAGCTTGAGGCGGGCATGGGTGGCGCCGGTCAG